GTTAAATCAGCAAATATTGTAAATATAACTGTTAGTGCAACGGAACCAACAAACAACGTTGCAGGAGATATTTGGATAGATATTTCATAAGAGGAAAATATGTCACTTTATTCACCAGAACATTCTTCAAGCATGTGGATTTATGATAATTGGGGAGCAAACCCATCTTCTACGTTAGGAACAAATATTGAATCAGGATTTGCAAATTCAAAAGGTGTATGGGCCCAAGTAGCTACAAGTGCAAACATTAGCAGAAATGTTTATGCTGTATATTTACAATTACATACTGGAAGTACATCTGCTACACTTAGGCCTTTATTATTTGATATTGGTATTGATGAAGCAGGTGGCACTTCTTATACACCAATTATAGAAAATGCATTATGTGGTAATGCACCATCACTAAAACAAGCTGGAAATAGAGAATTCTATTTCCCAATTAGAATACCTAAAAATTCTTCTGTAGGAATAAGGTCGCAATCTCATGCGGCCACATATACTAGATATGCAATTAGATTTTATGGTGAATTGTCCCGACCAGAAATGTTTCCAGTTGGTGCATATGCAGAAACTTTTGGTTCTAATCCTTCCAAATCCCAAGGAACTGCATTTACTCCTGGTAACGCTACTGACGGAGCCTGGACATTATTAGGCACTACAACAAAACCAATTTGGTGGTGGCAATTAGGATATCAAATTTGGAATACTACTATAACTGCTGAGTATACATATATAGACCTTGGTTATGGGGATGGAACTTCAGCTGGAACTCAAACTATCTTTAGGATGATGCATGGTGGAACAACAGCGGAGACATGCGGTTTGGCAGCACAAACACATCTATTATCCATTGCAGCATATGTTCCTGTACCGGCTAATAGGAATATATATGTAAGAGGTAGATGTAATAACGCACCCGATTCTGGCTATCAAGCTTGTGCAATAGGAATTGGAGGATAAATTATGGCATTAACAGAATTAAAAGTGGGAACAAAATCACTATCAGGAAATACAGAATGGTCATTGACAGCAGATGCCGCGTTTTCTGCAACCGCTAACACAACAACAGGATGCTATCAAGCATTTGTTGATTTGTCTGACATGACAAGTGGTGATCTATTAAATTTGAAGATATATGAAAAATGTAGATCATCAAATTCTCAGTTAACGATCTATAGTTCTTATTTAGCTGGAAGTCAAGCTGAACCGCTTTGGGTATCACCTTCTCTTATTTTGATGAATGGTTGGGATATAACAGCAAACTCGCAACAAGGTGGATCCATTTTAATTAATTGGTCTCTTAGGCAGATAGCGTAATTATATGTCAATTTCTTCACCAGTCTTTCAACCTTTATTACCTGCTGCCACAGAGCTAAATCTTGGTGGTACAATAGATTACTCAGGTAATGTTAAAGTTTGGACGGGAGCATCTTGGGAATATAAACCAGTAAAATATTGGAATGGATCTACATGGAGTACTAAACCAGTAAAATATTGGAATGGATCTACATGGATACTTTCAACATAAATATTATTCAATAACAAAGGAACACAGATGGCATTAAATTTTCCAAGTTCACCTAGTGATAATGATAGGTATAATGCAAACGGAATAGAATATTACTATTCTGCCTCTGTTGGTGCTTGGTTGGTTGTTGTTCCCTCTCTCACTGCAAATACTCTCAATTTACAGATTGTTTTCAATGATAGTGGGTTTGCTAATGGATCAAATGGTCTTCTGTTTAATAAAGGATCGAACACATTTTACACAAATACTGCGATAATTACTAATAATGTAACAGCACAGTATTTTATTGGTGATGGTTCTGCATTAACAGGCATTGCGGGCGCCGGCCTAGCAAATAATACAGGAACTCTTGAAGGAAATCTAACAGTTAAATATGAATTAACAACTGTTTCTAATGTAGTCACATTTGGAACATGTTTTGCCATTAGAGCAAATGGAGATGTGTATATAACTGGTGGTCAGGTAAATATGTTATAAATATCATAAAACTAGAGGAAATTGATGCCAATACTTAGCGTTGCAAATATACATTTTGATATTGCTGGGTCAAGCAGATTAGAATATAATGGTGGTAATACTATTAATCTAATTGCAAACACTGGTGGTGTTTCATTTACACAAAATACAGTAGAACCGAAGCAAGCAAACACTTTAAACATTGGAACCAACACAAATCAAACAGGAAACATTTATTTGGGTTCTAATAGAACTCTTGATTTTGGTGGAAATGTAAAGATAAAGAATAGTACAGTTGGTGGAGAATCTGGATTACAATTCACAGGTGCCGGTGAATATTATCAAATTCCTGGTCACGTATATGCCAATAATATACTATTGACAATGATCGCACCGACATTTCAATTATTTACTGCAAATGGAACATGGACAAAACCAGAAGGGTGTCGAAAGATTAAAGTTTCTGTAATAGGAGGAGGTGGCGGCGGCGGCGGTACTTCTTTTTCTGGTATTGGTGCCGTAGGTGGTGGTGGATCAGGTGGTTGTTTTAGTATAAAATGGTTGGATGTGACAAGTTGGTCAAATTCCACAACTGTAACAATTGGGGCTGGTGGATCAGGAGGATCTTCATCTGGAACTAACGGAAGTGCCGGAGGAACATCTTCTTTTGGGACACACGTATCTTGCGCCGGAGGTGATGGTGGAGAAGGAATGGCCGGAGGATCAACGAATGCAATGGCTTATGGTGGTGCAGATTGGACAGATAATATGGTAGCCACAGGTGATATAAATGTCGGAGCAGGAGCAGGAGAATGGGGTGGAAGAAATACCACAACTGGTGCTTCTGGGCTAGGTGGTGCAGACTTCTTTGGTAGATCAGCACCAGGAGGTGTTCTTGGGGATGGACTTGGAGCAGATGGAGTTTACGGTGGCGGAGGAGGCGGGGCCTCATCTAATTCAGGGTCAGGCCAGGGTGGCGGTTGGGGTGGTGATGGAGTTGTTCTTGTAGAGGAATTTTACTAATGCCAATTCTTAAAGTAGCTAATGTACATTTTATTTCTTCGGCCACAAGTAGATTAGAATATAATGGTGGAAATACCATTAATTTGGTTGCAAACACAAATGGTATTACAATTACACAAAATGCATTTTCCCCAATTCAATCAAACACAATTTCATTAGGAACATCAAATCTTCCTATAGGAAATATTCATATGGCGAATGCGACAACTTTACATTTTGGATCAAATGTTAAAGTGTCATATGAAAACGGAAATGTTAATTTCAAAGGAGCTGGTCATAGCTATTCATTTGATAAAATCATAATGAGTGGACTTGTAGGCACAAAAATAACTATGAAGAAAAGAACAACTCAATTCTTCAATGCAAATGGAACATGGACAAAACCAGATGGATGTAGGTTTATAAAAGTAGTTGCTCAAGGAGGTGGTGGAGGAGGTGGTGCAGCATATGAATCTTATGGAGGAGGTGGCGCCGGAGGTGCAATTGGAATAAAATGGTTAAATGTTTCAGATTGGTCGAATACAACCACAGTCACAATTGGTTCTGGTGGAGGCGGTGATCCCGGTATGAATGGCGATACAGGCGCTACAGGAAATACGACATCATTTGGAACACACATAACTGCACCAGGAGCATTTGGTGGAACAGTAATGCCGGCAGGAACATCATTTGTATTTTATAGAGGCGGAAACAATGAAAGTAATGCATTTGGTGGTGATTTAAATATTCCAGTTTCTGGTGGAAACTTTGCAATAAGATTAAGTGGCACTAATGCCAATGGTGCAGCAGGAAATGGTGGTAAGTCATTTTTCTGGTTAACGGCCCCAGGTGGAAATGGCGGCACCGGCGAGTTCTCAGCTGAAAGTTATTGGGGAGGAGGAGGAGGTGGTGCGTCCTCTGGTACCTCAGGTACATTTGGTGGAAATGGTGGCAATGGGTTTGTTCTTGTAGAGGAATATTATTAATGGGAATTTTAAAAGTAGCAAATACACATTTTGATGCAGCAGGATCAAGTAGACTTGAATACTTAGGTGGTAATGTCACATCATTTACTGCGAATACAGGTGGTATTAGAATTTCTCAAAATGCATTGTATCCAGTTCAATCAAATACACTTAGTATAGGAACTTCTACAAGATTATTTTCTAATGCATATGTTGGTTCAAATAGAACTGTGCATTTAGGAACTAATATAAAAATGAGTCAAAATTCTAAAGGTTTAATCATTTTAGGTGGAAATACAAGTTTTGATAAACCAATTAAAAATTCAGATGGTGATACAATTTCACCACAGCCCCCAACATTTCAATTATTTACTGCAAATGGAACATGGACAAAACCAGATGGATGCAGATATATTAGAATTCTAATGATCGGTGGTGGAGGAGGAGGAGGTGGTGCACAATATGCTGCAACTTCTCAGGGAGCTGTTGGGGGTGGTGGATCAAGTGGTACAACCGCAATGCAATGGTTAGACGTTACTAATTGGTCAAATACAACTACAGTCACGATTGGTTCTGGAGGCACCGCAGGTTCCAGTTCAGGAGGCAATGGTGGATTTGGTGGGACAACATCTTTTGGAACACATGTCACAGCAACAGGTGGTGAAGGGGGTGTAGGAATGACCGCTGGAACATCTCTAGCTGTTATTGGTGGTGAATTTTCTAGTGATTTTTCATCTGCCGTGGATACAACAATATTTGTTGATTCTGGCCAGGCAACAGGATATCCAGCATTGAGAATGTCTGGAACTTTAGGATTCGCAGGTAGAGGTGGTGAAGGATTATTTGGAGGTGCTTGTGCCTCCTGGAAAATAGGTTCACAAGCTTCTTATGATGGATTATATGGTGGAGGTGGTGGAGGAGGCTCTACTGGTGCCGCAGTGAGTTCAGCTGGAGGAGTTGGTGGGGATGGTTGTGTATATATTGAAGAATTTTATTAAGGAGAAAGAATATGAAGGCAGCGCGAATTTCTAGAAATAAAATAGCAGAAGTTTTTGATGTTGATAAAGCAACACTCGCAACCCAGGAAAGATTTCATCCTGATTTTGTGGCAAGTTTAACTGATTTACCAGATAACGCTGTTGCAGGTAAATATTGGATAAATGATGAAGTCAAAGATAGATTACCAGTAACAGCTAATGAAGTTACTAATGAACGTGATAATAGAATGGGACAATTCATATTTAATGGTAAAGAATTTGATTTAAGTGGTCAAAGTCTAAATAATGTTATGGGTGCGGGAACACTTGCTCTTGGCGCAATTGTTTCTGGTGCACAACCTGGTAATTATCGTTGGGCAGACGCAAATGTTGATTTTACTTGGATCGCGAATGACAATACAAATATTCTCATGGATGCTCAAACAACTTGGGCATTTGCTCAGGCGGCGGCCGCCTGGAGAAAACAAATGATTTATGCAGCAAGAGCTCTTAAAGATATGGGAACAATTCCTGAAGATTTTTCATCAAACAACTCATATTGGGGTGTATAATAAATGTCAATACCAGCAACTAGACAAGAACTGAAAGATTGGTGTTTAAGACAACTTGGTTTTCCTGTTACAGAAATTAATGTGGATGATGATCAAGTTGAAGATGCAATTGATAATGCAATGCAATATTACACCGATTTTCATCAGGATGCGGTCGAAAGATGGTATCTTAAGCACCAAATTACAGCAGATGATATAACAAATCAATATATTTCAATACCAGAAAATATTATTGGAGTCACAAGAATTTTTCCATGGGGTTCCACAAATGCATCAGTGAATATGTTTGATTTGAGGTATCAATTAAGACTACATGAATTGTATGATTTTACTAGCACATCATATGTAAATTATGCAATGACTCAGCAACATATTAGAACTCTAGATTTGTTATTCTCTGGTGAAACTCCTATTCGATTTAATAGACACACAGATAAATTGTATATTGATTGGGATTGGAACACAAAGGTTGACACAGGTGAATGGATTATCATAGAAGGTTTTATTATTGTGGATCCTGAGGTATATACTGATGTGTATAATGACAGACTTCTTAAAAAACTCACTACAGCATATATCAAAAAGCAGTGGGGAACAAATATGAAGAAGTTTGAAGGTATGCAATTACCAGGTGGCATCAAGATGAATGGTCAGCAGATTTATAATGAAGCAATCCAGGAGATTGCTGAGATTGAAGACCTGATTAGAAAAGCTCACGAGGAACCTCCGATGTGGATTTTAGGGTGATTTGTATACTAAATACTCCTATAAACCACAGGAGGTCGTTATGGAAAAATATGGATTTGTTTATATTTGGTATGATTGTAAGCATAAACGATATTATATAGGTTGTCATTGGGGATCAATAGATGATGGATATATTTGTAGTTCAAATTGGATGAAACAAGGTTATAAACATAGGCCTAAAGACTTCAAAAGAAGAATATTGAAAACAGGAATAGATAAACATAATTTACATGAGGAAGAATATAAATGGTTATCCATGATCAAATTGGAAGAATTAGGTAAAAGATATTACAACTTACATAATCATCATTTTGGTCATTGGTCTACCGATTCAAATTCATCACTGACGATAAAACAAAAACTTTCTGATGCATCTAAGAAATTACACCAAGACCCAATTTATAGAGAAAAATTCCTAGAAGGTCGGAAAAAATTACCACCACAAACAAAAGAACAAATTGAAAAAAGGGCAAGATCAAATACAGGCAAAAAACTATCTGAAGAAACAAAAAGGAAAATATCTGAAGCAACTAAAGGTAAAATTTGTGGGCCTTTATCTAAAGAACACAAAGAAAAATTGAGCAAAGCACTTTCTGGTAAAAATAATCCCTTTTATGGTAAACAACACGATCCTGAAAAGAAAAAAGAAATGAATGAAAAAACCAGTAGAACCATGAAAGGTAAAATTCCTAAAAACATTGATATGTTCAAAGGTAGTATTTGGTGGAATAATGGCACCATAAATAAACGATCCAAAGAATGCCCAGGACATGAATGGAACAAAGGAATGATATAAATTGCCCGTAAACAAATATTTTAGTAATTTTTCCCCATCGAAAATCAATGAACAAAGATTGTTTGAGGATTTGGTTGTTGAATCAATCAAAATGCATGGTCACGACGTTTGGTATCTTCCCAGAGAATCCTGGGATGAGACTGACCAACTGTTTGGTGAAAATGTAAACTCAAGATTTGAGCGTGCATATCAGATTGAAGTGTATATTGCCAACGTCGATGGATGGTTAGGAGATGGTGATTTTTTTAGTAAGTTGGGTCTTGAAGTTCGTGATAATGCAAATTTCATTCTATCCAGACGATCATTTGATAAAATTATTCCAAACAGCATTGCTATTCGACCAAGAGAAGGTGATCTATTATACATTCCTTTGATGAACAAGATTTTTGAAATCAAGTTCGTTGAAGAGGATAATATGTACTTCTCAGCAGGTAACAGACTTCCATATGTCTATGAATTGCGTTGTGAAGCATTCCGTTACAGCAACGAAATTATCGATGTTGGTCTGGATGAAATCGACAGTATCGACACAGATACCTCTTACACAGTACAGATGACAGTTTCTGGTAGTGGAAACTTTATCATTGGTGAAACTGTTTACCAAGGTTCAAACCTTGCTTACTCAACAATGCACGCAGTTGTAAGTGATTGGGATGGAGCAAACAACAAACTCAACCTTATCAAAATCGTGGGTGAAATTTCCGGAAATGCAAATCTTGTTGGTGCAAACTCTGGTACAACCTACTCTGTTACACTTACAGATACAATTGGAGATTATGTTTGGTACGATCAGTGGGACAATAAACAAATACAAGATGAATCAAATACATTCGTTGATCTATCAGAAACCAACCCATTCGGTATGCCATAAGGAAATAATAGATGCTAAACAACGAACATTTTTACTTCAAGCTGCTTAGAAAATATGTTATCCTATTTGGTAACATGTTCAACAACCTTATTCTGGTTCGTACCCAAGCAACAGATACAGATATTGAAGTTCAGCGCATCAAGGTTCCTTTGACATATGCACCAAAGGACAAGTACGTTACACGTCTAACACAGGATCCCGACCTACTTAAACCAGTTGGTTCAATTCTTCCAAGAATGTCTTTTGAAATTCAAAACTTCGCATATGATCCTGCAAGGAAGCAATTGTCTACCCTAAGAGCGGTTAAGGGCGATACAACCACTGCCATGAGTGCTCAGTATATGGGTGTCCCATACGATATTCATTTTGAGTTGAACATATATGCAAAGACCATAGATGACGCAAATCAAATCCTTGAACAGATACTACCTTACTTCACACCTGATTATACCTACACAATAACACCTGTTCCAGAATTGGCATAT